AGAGGAATGTCCTCGCGCCGCCTGCGGTGTGGTTCCGCGCGTGTTGGTGGTGGGCGCATCGGTGTTGCACGCCTTGTCCAAACACGATGCCTTGCGCGGCGCATTGAGCGCCAACGAGCGCAAAACGCTGTTGAGCCAGGAGCAAATCCGCCATCTACTTGATGTGGACGAAATCATTGTCGGCGCGGCGGTATCCACGCCCGACGGCAAAAAGCAGACTGCCGATATTTGGGGCAAGTTTGCCAGCCTGATTGTGCGCCCCGGTGTGGCAAGCGAGGGCAACGACGAGGGCATGCCGAGCTTCGGCTACACCTTCCGCCGCCACGGTATGCCGGTGGTCGACCGCTTCGAAGCAGTGGGCGGCAAAGTGGAATACGCCCGTTATACCGACATCCGCAAAGCGGCGGTGGTGGGCAGTATGTGCGGCTTTTTGTTTGAAAAAGCGATCGCTTGATTGAAACAGGCCGCCTGAAATGAAGATTGAATCCGGTCTGAGAAATTGAGCAGCGGTAAGTAGTTTCAGACGGCCTGATTTAAAAGGATACAACTCAATGAAACAAATCAATCCCGAGCAGTTGGAAGCCAAGATTAAACATGAAGAGTATCACCGCATCGGTGACACCATGACTGTTTGCTCATTGGTGTTACACAGCGGTTTTGTCGTTATCGGCCAGTCGGCCTGTATCGACCCTGCTAAATATGATGAGGCTGTAGGCTGCGAGATGGCTCGCAAGAATGCAGTTAATCAGTTGTGGGCGCTGGAGGGCTACCACGTGAAAGAAACCGATTACGCTGCTCAGGCAGCAATGGAGGCTTAAATGGCTAAGCAAACCAAACAGGTGGTATTAACCACCACCATCCCGGCAACGGGCGCGATTGTGGTGAACCGTTTTGTGAACTTTGCCGGTGCGCAAGCCAAGGCCGGTGAGGCGGTGGCGGGTGTATCTGCTTACGATGTAGCAGCCGGTGATTTTGCGGCTGTGGATGTGGTCGGCATTGCGCTGGTGGAAGCCGGCGGCGCGGTGGCTGCGGGAGCCCAAGTGGGCGCAGATGCGCAAGGTTGCGCGGTGAGCGGTGCAGCCAAGGCAGCAGGCACGGCGTTGACGGCGGCAACGGCCGCCGGTGAAATCATCCGCGTTTTATTGAAAGGTTAATCATGACCATCAAAGTCTATATCGCCCACACGCCGCTGATTCTGCAAGATGCGGCGGGCAAAGAATTCCGTGTGGAAACCGGTGAGGCGGTGACATTGTCGCCCGAGCAATACGAGCAAGTAGCCGCGCATGTGAGCGCCGCTGAAATCAACGATGAAGCGCTGGCCGAATCGGGCTATGCGCCGGATGGTGAAACGCCGTTGCAGGATACGCCGTCTGAAACGCCCGAAACACCGGCACCGAAACGCGGCCGTGCCAAGGCGGCGGAATAAGCCATGTATATCACGCGCGATGATGTGCTGCTGGGTTTGGCCAAAATGGAATTGGTGCAGTTGACCAACGACGACCCTTACGGCAGCGAGCCGGATTTGGCGGTGCTTGACCGCGCCATTGAATACGCCTGCGAGCTGGCCGATGGTTATCTGATGGGGCGCTACACGTTGCCGCTCGACCCTGCGCCCAGCATGTTGCGCCACCTCTGCACCGATATCGCGCGGCATTGGCTGCACCGCCGCCGCATCAACACGGCAGATTTTCCGAAGCCTTTGGAAGCAGCCTACAGCAATGCGATTAAGATTTTGGAGCAAATCCGCGACGGCAAAATCCAGCTTGGCGTGCGCGGCCTGCCCGATGCGGCCACCGAAAAGCTGCACCCGGAGCAAGGCGTGTATTTGGTGCGCGGCAAAGGCAAGATGGATTTGGAGGGCTATTGATGAGCGCCACACTGACCATACTCACCGCGCTGCGCGACCACCTGCAAGCGGCCTTGCCGGGCTATGAAGTGGCGCTTTTCCCCGACCACCCCGACAGCTACCGCTTTATCCACCCGCGCGGCGCGGTGCTGATCGGCTATCAGGGCAGCAAGTTCACCAAGCTGGAAGCCTTGGGCATGATTGCGCAGCAGCGCGACATCACGCTCAATCTGACGGTGTTTGGGCGCGGCCTGCACGGCGATGGTGCGGCGCTGGATTTGCTCGATGCGCTGCGGCTCGCCCTGGTGGGCTACACGCCGCCGCATTGCCAGCCCTGCCATTTGCTTGCCGAAGGCTTTTTGAGTGAAGACGGCGGCGCGTGGCAATACCAATTGACGGCGCACACCGAAACGCAGCAGGTGCAGCAAATCACGCAGCCTGATTTGCCCAAATTTATCCAAGCACGCACCCGCCGCGAAGGCACGGCGCTTGAGCCTGATTTGAAACCTAACCCAAACCCACCCTCACCCTAGCCCTCTCCCAGCGGGAGAGGGAAATGATTGAATAGGAGAACAACATGGCAGCAGCTTTCCACCACGGCACCGAAACCATCCGCATCGATGGCGGCAGCTCACCCGTTTACACTGTTGACGGTGCCATCACCGCCATTGTCGGCACCGGCATGGCAGGCCCGGTGAACGAAATCACCGTATGCCAAACCGCCAAAGATTTTGCACAGTTCGGCACGGTAACCGGCGCAGGTTTCACCCTGCCCGATGCGGCAGCGGTGTTTACCCGCTATCAATCCGGCATTGCTTATGTGGTGAACGTGCTCGACCCGACCAAGCATAAAACCAGCGTTACCGGCGAAGCGCTCGTGGTGGATGCCGATACGCTGAGCGCTAAAACCCAAAAGCCGGGTTTGCTCAACGCCACACTGAAAGATGGTGCCACCACGCTGCAAACACCGAAAGACTACACCATCGACCTGCAAAATGGCGAGATTGTGTTTGTGGCCAAACTCAGCAACCCCAGCATTGATTATGAGCATCTCGACCCGAGCAAGGTAACTGAGGCCGACATTATCGGCGCTTATGTGGCTGCTACTGGCAAGCGCACCGGCTTGCAGGCGCTGCAAGAGGGCTTCAACCGTTTTGGCGCCGATGCCAAAATCATCATCTGCCCGGAATACGACAAAACCGCCACTTGCGCCGCTGCCATGATTACAGCCGCCGAGCAGCTTAAAGCCATTGCCTACATCAGCGGCCCCAAAGGCACCACGCTGGGCAAGGCGCTGGAAGGTCGCGGCTCTAAGGGCAGCATCAATTTCAACACTGGTTCTGACCGCGCCCAGCTTTTTTACCCCTATGTAGAGGGCACGCTAGGGCTGGAGCCGCTGGCCACTCACGCTGCAGGCCTGCGCATGAAAACTGATGTGGAGCAAGGCTATTGGTTTTCGATTTCCAACCGCGAATTGCTCGGCGTGGTGGGCGCGGAAGTGCCCCTCACCGCCCGTGCCGACGACCCGCAAAGCGAAACCAACCGCTTGAACGAGCGCGGCATCACCACGGTATTTAATTCATACGGCACGGGCTTTCGCATGTGGGGCAACCGCTTGGCCTGCTTCCCCGCCGTGAGCCATATCAAGAATTTCGAGGTGGCGCAGCGCACCGGCGATTTGATTGACGAGAGCATCCGCCGCGTGGAGCTGCAATATATCGACCGCCCGATTGACGAAGCGCTGCTCGACAGCCTGATCGAAACCGTGCGCACTTATCTAGGCACGCTGCAATCGATTGTCGGCTTTGATGTGGCGCTGGATTACGACTACGACTTGGCCGATGCCTTCAGCAAGGGGCAAGTGCCCCTGGTGTATGACTACACGCCCAAGCTGCCGGCCGAGCGCATCACCAACACCAGCGTGATGACGCGCAAATACATGGTCAACCTCATCAGCCAAGCGGCATAAGGAGCAATCAATGAGCCAAATTAATGCAATCTACAATGCCAACGTGTATCTCGATGGCAACAACCTCTTGGGCAAGGCGGGCGAATTCAAGCTGCCGGAATTTGAAATCGGCCAAGATGAGTATAAAGCGCTGGGCATGGTGGGCACCATCAAGTTGCCCAACGGCGTGGAAGCGCTGGAAGGCGAAATCACTTGGAACAGCCTCTATCCCGAAGTGGCGGCCAAGGCCAACCATCCGTTTAAAGCGGCGCAGCTGATGGTGCGCAGCAACCTGCAAACCTTTGATGCGCGCGGATTGGTCAAGGAAGTGGCTGTGGTCACCACCGTGACTGCAACTTTTAGTAAAAACGGATTGGGCGGGCTCAAGCCGAAAGAGAAAAGTGAGCAGGCCAGCACTTATCAGGCCACCGAAATCCGCCAAATGGTCGACGGGCGCGAAACGCTTTACTACAACGCGTTTAAAAACATCTACCGCGTAGACGGTGTGGATGTGCTCGCGCAGATGCGCAAAAACATTGGCGCTTAAGTTTTAAAGCAGCTTAAAAGCGTTTCAGACGGTCTCACCCTAAACTCACCTTATGTATTGAAACATCAGATGGGTTTTCTTTTGGCCGCCCAC